GAACGGTACCATACCTTGGACTACTGTGTGCTCGAGGACCATAAGTCAATGACCTTGGCGGTTGGACCGAAGTTCACACAACGTGCGAACGTGGCAACCTGGGCCGGCCTGTGCTCCTTCAGATTTTCACATCTGGAGAAGAAAGCAAGCAGATCATCAACCTAGAAATAACTCTAATGCTGAAACAATCATCGTTCCAAGGAGTGAGTACTCCTCAGATAATGATGTTCACAACATCAGGTTACCTCCTGCAGCTCCCGAACCACCCCCTCTACCCAAGTGTAGACTGGGGTAAAGTAGGTGGAGGTTACTATGCCGTGGTCGATCCCATGGATGAAAATGGCATTCTCTACCTTAGTGATAAGGAATACAAGATCCAAGTCAGGGTGAGTGTCAGCCAAGACTCTCAGCTGTCGATCCTGGCGCGGCCCGGAGATTCTCCGGTAGCGCCATCCGATCCTTCTGACAAATCAACTTCAACCCCTTCCAAACCAAACTCCCCCTCTCAAGAGGAGCTCGGCTTGGTGGTTCGAAAGAACTATCCAATCGCTGAGAGGCCTTATGCCCCTAGTTTCATAGGATGGTATATCAGTAGACTTGAGAAGTTTCGAAGGGAGACAGACTGTCTGGTCACACCAACAGGTGAGAACCTGTTGACCCTTGTCCTGCATTGGGGTTTAGACCTCAATGTTCGGGCAGGGGGCCAGTTGAAGCCTCAGCCGGCGTTGAACTCGGCCCTTCTAGAGCTAGGGCGTTCACTTGTGAACATCCTTCTAACCCGAGGGCGTAATGCCCTCATTCTGAAGATGAAAAACACGCTGTTCTTCGTCAACAGATGGTTAGCGGGATCACAAAATGATAACCCGTTTCTATTGGGCGAGCCTGTAGGCTTGGCCCGAAGTGGCCTTCCGAGAATATTACCAATATACCTCAGAAGAGCCATCGGTTCTAAGAACATACGATTGATCAGAATTGTTCAATCGCTCCTCAAAGGCTATTCAGCCTTCGAGGGGGATCATGAGGATGCCTCTCTGGTCAGCGTGACCGGAGAGTGTCCCGACATGAAGCAGTCGACACTGGAAGAATTCCAGTACTTCTGCAAACATGTTTTCTGGCCCCTGATTGTACGAAAGTACGCTCAGGAAGCTGGAAAGACCTATGTTCTGAATCCGAAATTCAGACCAAGTCCTAGATCTCATCCTTTTTATCCAACACGTGGGGGTCCCAACCATTCGGTCGGGATCCTAGGAGCCCCACTAGATGCAGTTGCTTGGGCTTGCAGCCCTCGAAACTACCCTCTAATGTGGTTCCAACACGTGCAAGATGCTCGTTCCATCGCTCTCTTTAACCAAGTGCTTCCTTTAGCTTACGCAGGGCAGTCTGCCACGCGTGAGAAAAAGATTAAAAGCACAATCTTGCGAAACTGGGACTTCAAGCGAGAGCTCGATGTCGGAAAGCTTGCTTTCCTTCCAGAGCCTGCGGGTAAAGTAAGGACGATTGCAATCGTCGACTACTGGACCCAACGGGCAATGAAACCAGTGCACGATTGGATGATGAGTGTCCTGTCGGTCTTACCGACTGACGGAACATTCAATCAGGAGGAATCCCTCCGGTCATATGCGAAACAGACGCAAGCTGCATCTGCGCATTACAGTATCGACCTAAAGTCGGCTACTGATATGATCCCAATCGAGCTATACAAGGCTATGCTTTGTGGCATTTGGAAAGAGGAGACAGTAGAGCTATGGATGGCTCTCCTGACTGATCGTTGGTTCCGTATCCCATCAGATGGAGAAGATTTTCGTCCATTAGTCGACCGACGCCTCCGAGGGACTCTGGTAGAGTATCGAAGAGGTCAGCCGATGGGAACCCTTTCTTCT